GCATTGAGTCTATCAGTGAAGATGCTCTTTGGAAAAATTATCAACGTTGGCGAGAAAAACTCCGCAAAAGATCAAAACGAGGCTACACCAGAAAAAATACAAATATTTGACAATCTTTTTTACCTACCAAATACCATTATTTGTCCATTTTTGTCCGATATTTGGCCGAACTTGTACCAAAACAGCACAACCAATTCAATATCAATCTTTTACACTTTTAATATGTCAAAATATACGGTTTCGGCATCTCATTCTCTTAAGATAATGCCGATCAATAAAATATCCAGATTTGCCCGACTCGGATCAAGGATTAAGATGGTTGCACTCTCTTCGGCGATTGACGTTAAAGCAATTCCGGGCAGCATCGCCATGACAGCCACGGAAGAAGACGGCATAATTACCAAAAAAATAACATTCTCTCGCTCAAATATCAGTGCAGACGACATTGATACACTTGAACGATACACAGTAATGCGCCTAATTGCATTTTACACCGACGAACGAGGCAGCGAACGAGTTTGTGGATCTCCGGATTATCCGCTTACTTTTTCGTACACACTTAACGGCGGCATAATCGAATGTACGCTAACAGGCAAAGACACGAAGTCCGATGCATTCATATAATACAATGTACTTCATTTAATACAGCCCACGTTGTTATTTTGCAATAAAAATAATAACGTGAATAAATTACAACAATTTTTTAGCGATGATTGGGCCATAGCTCGCCACGAACTTGATGCCCGATTATCATTGATGCTACCGGCAATTGTAGCCGGCAATATCAATGAGGCAGCCTCGCAGATTGAAAAATCAAGTTGCGAAGTCAAGGCTGTTGCTTCGCCGTACCTCGCCGACTGGTACGAACTCGACGACATTGCCCTTCCGGTTGACTCAATCGCCGTTATATCGCTCACCGGCGACCTATACAGTTGGGAGACCGACCGTACAATCCGCGCCATTGAAGCCGCTGTTGCGAATCCAAACATTTGCGGCATTGTCTTCGTGATTGACGGGCCCGGCGGTATGGTCAAACACTTAGACGCCGCTGCCACAGCGATAGAACAATGCCCCAAACCAACCGCGACCGTCGTGACCGGGACCATGGCATCGGCACACTTCTGGTTAGGAACCGCCACAGATCATAGCTTCATTGCATCAAAAATGTGTGAAGTCGGCAGTGTCGGTGTGCTGGCCAGCTATTGCTCTTACAAGAAATATCTTGAAATGAACGGTATTGATTATCGCGTGATATACCCGGAGACCGCAGATTTGAAGAACAAAGAGACTCGCGCCATTGATGACAACGGCGACGAGACATTATTAAAGAAACGACTCGAGCGCATTCATGGTATATTTTGCGAAACCGTTGCCCGAAATCTCGGTATTGAGTATAACCCCGAACTTCCGTTATTCCGTGGCGAGATGTTCACAGCCGAAGAAGCCGTTAAACTTGGCTATATTGACGAGTTTGGTAGCTTAGCCGACGCCGTAAAGTGGGTATTGGCACAAGCAACAGTCTCACGAGCAGCCCAACTATTAAACTAACCCATTTTAATTGTATTATGAACCTGAAAAAATTTAAAGCAGCAATCCTTGCGATTCTTGGTTTGTCAGAGTTCCACGAAGTTGAAGGCAAATTGAGCCTCACCGACGAAGAAAAAACCACATTGGCAAAATATGGTTTTACTTCAAAATTCGTCGCCGACTTCGAGGCAGCACTCAACGCCCCCGACGAACCCAAAGGCAACAAAGGCCAAACAGCCAGCGCAGAAGTTGCCGTTGTGGCAGCCCTTCTTGCTCAGACAACCGAACAAGTAACAGCACTTACCGAGGAACTTAACCGACTCAAAGCTTCAGCCTCAGCATCAGCCGAGCAAATCGCAGCCAAAGAGGCAAAAATTAAAGAGCTTAACGACAAAGTTGCAGCACTCTCAGCACTTCCCGAACCTGACAACGGCACAACAGCCGGACGCACAGGCAACGGCGGCGCACAGGCATTCAACCTTGATGACGAGCGTCAACTTGGCGGCCGTCAAGGTGTGATGTTCGGACTTGACCGTCCTTATAACATGCGTGCAAAAGCCGCATTGTTGGCACGTGAAGGTCGTTTACTCGCTGTTGAAGATGTTGACCGCAACGACTTCAAAACTCTTACAGATGACCTTGGTGCATTTTATCGCACCCCGTGGCGCGATCGTCTTCAATCATTCCTTGTTGAGCTTCCCACCATTGAGAAAATTTTTCCTCTCGAAAGCGGCTATCAAGACCTTGCCACATTGGTTAACATTTGGCTCGGTGACTTCTCACAAGCCGACAACACCGTGGGCAGCGACTTCGACAAAGTGGCAAAAGGCTCTTACGAGTTTAGTCACGAAACTTTGCGCATGTACGGCGTTATGTTCGCGCACCGCTTCAAAGACCTTGCACGCCTCGAAAAAACATGGATCGGCTACCTCAACCGCGAAGGCAGCAACCCCCTCAAAATGTCGTTCATTGAGTTCATTCTTACCGAAGTCGCTAAAAAACTTCACAACGAGCGTGAACTTCGCCGCGTGAACGGTGTGCGCAAGAACCCCAACCCCAATGTACCGGGCCGCTTCATGGAAGCAGCTGATGGCTTGTACGAGTTCATTCGCAAAAAAATTGAAGGTCACATTGATTACACCCCCGACGGCGGCACAACAGGCAAGACCGTTTACCAAATCAAACCTTTCAATTTGCCCCACATCACAATGGCAAACATTGGTGAAGTGCTTTACCTTGGTACTTCAATGATCCCCGCCGCCATCCGCGACACCGGTAACGTTGTTTGTTACTTGCCCTCACCCCTTGTTACTTGGTACCACAAGTATAACGAAGCAAAATATGGCTTGAACCAAGATTACAAACCCGACCTTATGGTTATCAAAGAGTACCCCAACGTTAAAATCGTTTCGGTGCCCAACGCTGACAACCATCATCGTGTAATCTGGACCATCGACGGCAATATCAAGTGTTACGAGCAGAAAGCCGGCGAAATGCTTAATTTCCAAATTGAGCAACAAGACTGGTCATTAAAAGTTTGGTCAAATTGGAAAGAGTCAATCTGGGCTGAAGCAGTCGGCTACAAATACACTCGCCAAGAAGACATGGACGGCAGCCGTCAACTTATCTGGTGCAACGATTACGACCGCCCCTCGGAATTTTTCGTACCCGGCGCACCCGATGCCAACCCCTCAGTGCTCTTGCACACCTCAGTTGAAACCGTAGCCAACAGCGCAGTTTACACCATCACCGACATTGAAGACGCTAAGGTGGGCGATGTTATCTCGCTCAAATGTGGCGCAGACGGTGAAGCCGGTGTTAAAATAGTCAAGAAAGACAAATTTGCCCTCATTTCAGCAGATTGGACCCCCTCAAAAGGTGACGTTATCAAACTGATGAAACGCACCGACGGCAATTTTATCGAAATTGGCCGCACCACTTCAGCAGATAGCGCATATCAATTTGCGGCTGACGCCGAAACCCCAAGTTTGGCAGATGCAACAGTTTTCGTTGCAGGTGAAAACACCAAGGCAACAGCCATCACAAACTTCACTGACGCAATTACCGGAACTATCTATACAATCCACGGTGCAGGCGATAAATTCGCCTCAACAATTGCCAACGGCGGCAACTTTGTGCTCACCGAAGCGATGACATTGAAAGCCGGTAGTTACATCAAGCTTGTAAAAGCCGAAGATGGCAAATTCTATGAAGTTGCACGCGGCTAAACTCAATTAACGAGCAGTGGCAAGACTTAAAAACCTTGTCACCGCTCTATTAATAACCACATAACACCCATTACAATGTCATACATCAAGAAAAGTATTTTGCGCCCGCAGGGCAACCCCGGTATTGGCATCCAACCACGCGACGCGCTTTATCTTTACGATATTGACGATATTCTTTACATGCCCAATCCCGACGATAAAGGCGTGGTTATCGTTGAAAATATCGTGATGAAAGCCGACCGCTATGCCGAAGCCATTTACATGACACCGGGCACAGTTGAGGTAACCAGTGCAGCCGACGGCGACACTGACCAAATCGGTTTTACCCCCTCAATCAAATTCAACCACCCCGGCAACGAGCAAGAAATCCGCGAGTTTAAAGCCAACAGCATCAACCGCAAGTTTATCGCTGTTATGCAATATTGCTCAGGCAAGCCCGCTGACCTTGTTGGCTCGCTCTGTAACCCGTGCAAAGTTACCCCTTCTTATACCGGTAACAATGACGGCAACACCAACGAAATGACCGTTGAGCAAATCAGCAAAGGCGATGACATCAAAATGTATCGCGGCACAAACACCCTTGAAGAACCCGTTTCAGTGGTTGAGTCAGGCGTGAAAACCGTAACTTATGTGTCAGACGGTCAATATCAGTTGTCAGGCGGCAGCGCAGTGATCGACACTATCGACGGCGGCGCGCATGGCGCTGTTATTACTTTGCTCGGTTGCTCAGGCACAGCCCCAACCGTCAACGCTGTTGAAAACAAAATTTTGCTCAAAGGCGGCAAAGTTTTCAGCGCGACCGAAGGCAGTCAATTGACACTTCGCGCTTTTGACGCCGGAGAAGACAACATCGTGTGGATCGAACAAAGCAGATATACAGCATAGAAGGCATGGTAGACAACTTTTTATAGCGAACACGAATCCTAAGACACCGACCGCCGTGACCGCGTTCGGTGTTTTTTTGTGTCCTTCTCCACGGTAATTACCGGGCTTAACTTTGTCACATAAAATCACCCATCCGATGAATAAAGAAATATATACATATCTTTGCAGCCCCCGCAATTATCTGGAGGGCGTGATGCTTTACCAAAAATACGGCGTAAACCGCATGTATAAAAAGCGTTTTCTAGAGGAAAGCGAATTTAACAAAACCTTGCTTTTTGAAGAGCTTCGCAAATTGGCGGGCTTATCAGAGAGTGAATTTGCAAATTTGCCCCGACAAGCAAAGACATCAACAGTTGCAGCAGTCTCAGAACCCGCAGAAGACGAGATTGAAAAAAACATCGAACTTGCGCCCGAACCGGTACAAAACATGATACGTTTCCGCGAAGCGTATGCATTTTTGAACGAACCGGATTGCCCGGACATTCTCAAAGTGCTCGTATCTGACATGTTTACCGCTTATGCCCGATACAAAGAAGCATTTGCACAACTTCAGCAGCTTGAAAGTGACGAAACAATTGCCGCAACCGAAGCGTGCAAACAAGTGGTTGAGAGCTACCTCGAAAATCGTGAGATACGCGAAGAGCTTGACTATTACAAGGAAACCGGTCAAATACTCGGAAAATCCTCAAAATTTGCGGAAATGAAAGTGACGGAAGAATTGACGGAACTCAGCGACCTCGAACTTGTAAAAAAATTGCAGTCCGCTCAATCAAATCTTTCTAAAAACAACAAACGCCTCGCAGATGCCAAAGCCAAAGGCGAAACCGACGAAAAAGCCGAAGAGTTGGTTGAGCAGTGGAGAGTTAAGAAATTGGCCATCGAAGCCGAACTTGAGGCGCGAAAAAAAAAGTAACCGCACAGCTCGCACGACATGAAGCCGGGCGGCGACAGTTTGCCCGGATAATGTCGCGCAGTGGCTGCACTCCTTGCGACCGCTCAGAGGCAGCCCATCAACTCAACGCTATTAACACCGCAATTGACGCTTTAAACACCCGATTACATGAGCTACAATTTTGACGAAGCCGCACAGGCCATGACCAGCCACGGCACAATTTACAATGCCGATTGTCTTGACATAATCAAGCTTATACCGGACAACACGGTTGATTGTGTAATAACCGACCCCCCGTATTTTCTTGGCATGACACACAACGGGCAGCGCGGCGATTTTAAGGATCTTTCAATTTGCCGACCGTTTTACCGCGAACTTTTTGAAGAAATGAAACGAGTTTGCAAGCCCGAAGCGTGCATTTACTTTTTTACGGATTGGCGCGGCTACGCTTTTTATTACCCGATATTCGACGAGATACTCGGCGCGTCAAATATGCTCGTTTGGAATAAAATAAGTGGCCAGGGCAATCGTTATGCATTTACCCACGAACTTGTTTTGTTTCACGTCGGAAAGGGCGTTAATATTGGCACGACAAACATAATCAGCGGTGTGCGCTCGTTTGCCAGTGGCGCAAAACGCACCGACGGCGAAAAAGTTCACCCCACGCAGAAACCGGTTGCATTGATTGAAAAATTTATACTCGACAGCACCACCCCCGGCGCGGTAATTCTTGACACGTTCGCCGGATCAGGCACAACCGCCGTGGCAGCCATACGCAACGACCGCAAATTTATCGCCGTGGAGCAAAACGAAACTTACTTTTACAAGGCAATTTGTCGCATTGAAGATGAATATCACAGAAAGTAACCCCAATTTGCCAACGTTGCAGCTCTCAGCCGAAGAGGAAAAAGATGTGATGCAGCTCGCCGCCGTGGGCTTGATGCCGATTGAAATTGCAGCGGCAATGGATTGGCCGCGTGAACGAAAAGCCGCTTTTTGTGTGCTCGCAGAGATACCGGGCACCCACATAAGCCTAATTATTTTGTCAGGGCAAGCCGAAGGCAAATCAGCCCCACAGATGAAATTGCAACAGGCGGCGGCAGCAGGTAACGTTGAGGCAATTCGCGAGCTTCAGAAATTGCAACGCCGCAACCGTTATAACGAACTTATAACACACATGGATGACGATGAGTTTAGCGGATAAACCCTCGCGAATTAATTTTGATAAAATTGACTCGCACCAGATAGAACGCATATTATCAACCGGCGACCTTGACAGCCTCACCCCCGAAGAACGTGAATACTTCAATTATATGGAGTTGGTGCGCGGTCTTCGCGCGCGTATGCTTTTGCCCGGCGGCAAACGCATAGTCACAAAAGCCGGGATTATAAAGCTTCTAAAGTCTGAAAAATACGGTTTATCAGATTGGATGGCTCGCCGCGTATATGCCGACGCTCTCAACTTCTTTTACAGCGAAGATGATGTGCGCCCCCGTGCGTGGGCTAACTTGTATGCCGAAAAACTCGACAAAATGGCAGATATGGCGATAGCACTCGGCAACCTTAAAGAAGCAAAAAGTTTTATTGCCGAAGCCGCCAAATTGCGCGGTTGCTTTGACGAAGATGCCCCCGAAATACCGCAGGAGTTGCTTAACCCCAAAACGGCGATTATATACACAGCAGACGCAGAGAGCATGGGCGCAAATCGTGCCGACCGCCGTGAGCTTGAAGCGTTTATTGATGCGATACCGGATATTCCGGATGTGTCGCGCCGCCGCATTAAGGAAGATGCCGGGATAAAACAGAAATCAATTTTACAAAGATTATTGGATGATGTCAAAGAGTTTAGCGAAGAAACAGATTGACGGCGATGATGTGGCCGTTAAATATGGCTCAGAGGCACAGGTGCTTTGCGATTGGATTGATACCACCAATTTTGTATTAATTGGCGGGCGCGGTTTGGCAAAGTCAACCGTTATCATTGCGCGCAGATCATACCGGTGCATGCTCGATATGCCCGGCGCACCGTTCGCAATAGTCGCCAACACATACGCTAACTTGACCGACAACATTATGCCGGCAGTGCAAAACGGTTGGCGATTGTTGGGCTTAATTGAGGGCGTGCATTATATCAAAGGTCATCAGCCGCCCCTTGATTGGAAACGCCGTTGTTCGGTGATTGTTGACGATTACAGGCACGTTTATAGTTTTTATAACGGCGCGGTGTTATTCCTTGGCTCGCTCGATAACCCCAGTTTGTTAGCAGGTAAGTCAGTGGTGCACCTTTTCTTTGACGAGGCAAAGTATGCCAGCGATGCCCGTGCAGCGCGTGTAATGCCGATCCTTCGCGGCGATGCAATGACGTTCGGACGCTCGCACCTTTTCTTAGGCACGACCATCACCACCGACATGCCCGATGTTACCGAAGGCGAGTATGATTGGTTTTTCCGTTATGCCGCCGAAATGGACCCGCAGCGCATAGTTAAGACCATACAGGCAGCAGCGCAGCGCAATGAGTATTTAATTAAGCTCACAGCCGAAGAACGCAAGCCCGCCCCGTCTGTCGGCAAGATTGACCGCCTTGAACGCAAAATTGCGTATTACGATGCGGGTTTATTGAAGTTGCGCAAAGGGCAAACATACTTTGCCAACATGTCAAGCCTTGTCAATATTGATATATTGACAATTGATTATATACGCCGATTGTATAGCGGCGCGCTCGAATTACACGAGTTCCAGAAGAGTGTGCTCGGTATGCGCCCCGGAGTAAGAAAGTCGGCCCGCTTTTATGTTTTGTTTGATGACACCCACAAATATACCGACGGCACAACCACCGGCGAAGCCGCGTTTGATTGCCGCGATCTAAAATATTTGCACCCCGACAAGCCCCTTGACGGCGGCATGGACTTTGGTAATATGCTTTCGTTCGTCGTGGCTCAACATGACGGTGCTTATTACCGGGTACATAAAAACTTTTACGAGATACCGCCGCGTTGGTTCCGTGAGCTTGCCGACCAGTTCCTTGAGTTCTTTGCTGAGCATAGATGCAAGACCTTGCACATGTATTACGACCGCGCAGGTAATAACTTCCAGTCGCAGGGCGAAGACTATGCAAGCAAGATTAAAGACGCGATTGAGAAGGATGCCAACGGACGGCGCACAGGTTGGAACGTGGTATTGATGTCGCGCAAGCAAGCGACCATAAAACAAAATGCAGAGTTCGCGTTTATGCACGAGCTGATGAGCGAGCGCAATGCCAAGTTACCGCGTCTTCGCGTCGATATACTCAACTGTGTTGAAATGATCAGCAGTATTGAAGGCGCAAAGGCTGAGGTGAGATATAAAGGTAGTGTTAAGATCGTGGCCAAGGTCAAGAAAACCGAGAAACTTGAACCGAAGAAGTTGCCGAAGCTTTCAACGAACTTTTCTGATGCGTTCAAGTATCTTATGATGCGCCGCGAGTGGACAACAGCGACCACAGGAGGCCGTCCCGACAATACGGCGGCAGATGTAGCCGCAGAGCAGTGGATGGCAAAGCGAATGAAGAAAAACTGAATAAATATATGTAATCGTTTTAAACAGAGTCGACGACCAATGCTCGTGATGAGTGTTGGCCGTTTTTTGTTTTTCGGTTTTTCAGATACGGAATTACAAAAATTTCTCATATTTCACCTTTGGTAAGTCGTGGTAAGTACCGCGACAATTCTGAGCGGCCCGCGCTCCGCTGTGTGTCGATTTTTAGTTTTTGTGTTTTTGTGAGGCTTAACCCTCTTATTTTTAAAACTATAGCAAAAATGAGAGCAAAATTTTGGCCTAAAAAATGTATTTTTTGTCGTTTTTGGCCTCATTTTTTATCGCATTTTATCGCATTTTCTCACATTTTGCGGAATTTATCGGCGATTTCCCGTTCAAAAACCTTAACTTTGTGTCATAATTAGCCAATCATCCACTATATTTTAACGCCTAGCCAGTCTGGTACTCAGGGAAAACAGAGCTAAATTTTCATCGCCGGGAGCATGGCAGTGCCCCGGCTTTTTTTTCGTCTAAAAGTATCGCACAAATATAAAATCATTCCTATAACATATTTTAACCATTGTTTTTTTTTGTTTGCAGTTTTTGCCGTAACTTAGCGGCGTCAAACAAAAAAACATTAAAAGATCTTAGAGCTTCAAAGGCTCGAAACTCCGGGCTTATTTTTTTGCCCGGAATGAAATATACGAAATCAAGGCGCTTGCCTTCTCCACTGTGAATTAACAGCTCTTGTTGATCTTTTTTTGCAGTTTTGTTTGACGACAGGAGAGGCAAGTGCCTTTTCTCTTAACCAAAAATATAGTCAAACAATTTAAAACAAAACTGTAAAGATGAAGACAATTCAACTAACTGGTGATTCAGTTGATTTACATCCAGCAAGAGTGAACAAATCACTCGCAAAGGTGATTATTCACCTCACATCAACGCGATTCGTCGTCGTTATGACAGCCGTGGCTTTCTTAATAGAATATGCCGGGCTTCTCATCAACAACAACAATCTGGTGGCTTATGGGGGCTTGACTTTCCTTATCTCGTTCATCCCCTTCGCCATCCGCGAAACTCTTAAAAGCTCAAAACCGGCAAATCAAAAGAATGTATAACCCCCTAATAAATATAAGATGAAAAATAATATCACTCTCTCAGAAAAAGCCCAAAACGTAATCGCCAGCCTCCAACACCCCGCAGGTATCTACGAAATTTACAGCGCACAGCTGACCAAAGTTTTCAACATCTTGTTATATCAAAGCGATGAAATCGACATGCCGGGCGATGAAGCTCTCGAAGCTCTTCGCACAATCGGCATGATCCGCGAAGACCTCGCCACACTCGCCAATGTCCCGGCTCCGGAAATGCCTGAAATTCCCGACAATGATGAAGACTCTCACGATAATGAGTAAGGCCGAAAAATGTCGGCTGACAAAAGCCGCTCGGTCGATAGATGACGCATACTGTGACTTATGGCAGTGCATGTTACACCTTATTGACGCAAATCAGAAGTTAGCTGACTGTCATGCCGGCACAGCCGTCATCCAAACTCGGTTAACAGACATGCGCTTAGAGCTCTCACAGATGCGCGAAGATCTCAATAACTATTCAGGAATAATCATGGATATAGTCGCACCGAAATAGTTAATCATACATCCTTAATTATTCACATTTTATCTGTTTATTAGGTATTTAGTGATTAGTTTGCTATCTTAGCTTCACAAGTTCGTGCAGCGTTTAATAACTGACTGCAACTATTTAACGAAGCAACAAAGCACCGACCGCCGCGACCGCGCTCGGTGCTTTTTGTGTCCTTCCACATACGGTTATGTTTTGCGAGCTTTGCAATATAAAAGCTCAAAACATGGAATTTAACGATCTCCTATCATATGCATTAACAGCAGTGGGCAGCGGTTCACTGAGCTGGCTGTTTACGCTCAAATTTTCGCGCAAAGCGGCAGAGGCAACCGCCATGGAGCAAGTGCAAAAGATTTACCAATCATTGATCTCAGACCTTCAAGCCGATCGCGACGCGCTCAAAACGCGACTCAGCGAAATGGATACCCGATTGGCATCAATGGAACAACAAGTACAGAAAAACGAACGCATTATTTCTTATGCAGTGCCTCTCTTATGCGCTAAAACATGTTGCACCGAACGCAAGAAAATTGACATCTCCGACTTATGAAGCATGAAATCAACAATACAAATCTTTTTGGTTATCGCCTGTTGTGCGTTATTTCGAGCGGTGCCATTTTACTGGGTTGCAGTAGCTCCCGCACTACATCAACGCTCTCATCAGAAACGGTCAGCACAGCCAGCGCCACCGACAGTGTGGCGGATAGCGCCAGCATCACTGAGCTCACAGCCTCGATGGTTCAACAAACATTCACAGAATCAACGACCGATCATGACACTATCGGCATCACGCGCGACGATAACGGGCGTGTTGTTCTCATCACATCAGCCCGCCATCATTCACGTACCGGGAATGCCGAGCAGACCGCTCAGGCAACACAGACCTCACAACACGAGATATCACACGTCTCAACCACGGCTGCCAAAGCCGATAATTCCGTCAGCCAAAAGGCGCAGGAAACTAAGACGACGACTCACACAGGCATACACTTGACGATGATCATAATTTTAGCGGTTCTTGTCACAATAGCCATAATCAAAATGAAGCATTATGCAAACAATAAATCTGTATAAGGCAATTGAAGAGGCCAAGGCCATCAGCCGCGCCGGTGGAACTTTCGCAATGAAATTTCGCAAGTGGAACCGCTCGACCAACAAGGGCGGCGACCTTGTGACGGTCAACGCGGCGCGGATCAGGCCGAAGGCAGCGGACGAGACCATCGAAAACGCGAGCTACAAACTATTTTTTACCGACACCGAAACTGGCAAGGCAAAAAACTGTTGGCAGCCGCTTATTGTAGAATTTAACGGCATGAAAACCGTGATGTAATAAGAAAAACCGATAAAATGATACGCAGAAGCGGAAATTTTGGCTTTGTTGACTCAGGTAACGGCCAAGTATATACATTTAATCTTAATGCTAAAGCGACAGGCTGGGCCCCAACCTCCGTGATGATCCGCGGCGGGTATAGTGGTTTTGCCCATGACTATATAACGGTAAACGGCGTGAAGGTGATACCTTTCGGGCTTGATAATGATTTACCGGGCTATGTTGGCAGAGTTTTAGAGAAATTTTACGCCGGCGAGGGCATTATGTACAAGAAATCCGGTTTGCAGTGGGGCGAAGGCCCGCGATTGTACCGCGATGCCGTTGACGATAGCAACAATATGTTTTACCGCCAATGGACGGTTGACGAAGGTATTACGGCAGAACTCGAAGCAACTGACTATCTTCAGCAGATGCACCGTTGTCTTGTTGACCTTGTACACCTTGAAGGCTTTTGGGTGAAGTTCACACGCAGCCGCGGCGGACGCATAGGCAAAGGCAAATTGTTGCGCGTTGAGCATATACCGGCCAACAAGATACGATATGTTTACCCCGGCGATGAAGAGTCAACACCCACCGAAGCCTGTGTGGGCGACTGGCCAAACCCCGACCGCCGTTATATGCACGTTTACCCCATATTTAACCCGGAAGACCCGTTTAAATATCCGGTATCAGTGGCATACTACAATATTTACAGCTACAACCGCGACCATTACAGCGTGCCGCGTTTTGTGGGTGCGTTCGACTGGCTTGAACTGGCTGGAACGTTGGCGAACATTCTCGCAGCATACAACGAAAATGCTTCAGCCATATCAATGCACATCGAAAGCCCGCAAAGCTATTGGGACCGCGCCGAAGAGCGCATTAAAGACATTTGCGAGAAGACCAAAACACCATACAGCGCGAAATTGCTCGAAGATTTTAAGGACGAAGCAATGGAACATTTCGCCGCATCAATGACCGGGCGCAAGAACGCGGGCAAATTTATGCACACTTCGCAGTTTTGGAACTCAGAGGCCAACAGTTTTGAAGGCTGGAAGATCACACCCATCGACAAGAAAATCAAAGACTACATTGAGGCGCAAGTGGCGATATGTAAAAAAGCAGAGGCGGCGGCAACATCCGGTTTTGGACTTGACCCGGCGTTGTCAAACCTGATTTTAGATACAAAATTGGGCAGCGGCAGCGAAAAACTTTACTCTCTAAAAGTTTATAACGCATCAGAGACCGCCGTGCCTGATATGACACTTTGCAAGCCGTTTCAACAATTCATAAAGGCAAACCACCCCGATACCGACATACGCATTGGCTTATATCGCAACGTTGTGGCAGCCGAGCAGAATGTTAACCCCGAGAACCGCATCAAAGCAAATGCGTAATCTATTTGCCACACCCGAACCGGAACCACAGCCCGCAGCAGCACCAAACAAGGAAGGCGGCCGCGAGTGTATTGACGACCCGAACAAAGACGAGCCGACCAAAGGCACGAGCTTACGACCGAAGCAGTTTGAACGTCGCATTATCGCCGAGATTGACCTTGAAAATGTATTACCGTGGCACATGGAGCCGGACACGGCATATCATTGCTTTTCATACGGGCGCATTGACTCAATCGCTTTTCTCCGTGCGATATTGAAACAGCAACCCCTCGAATATCTGTTAATACAAACTTGGTATCTGTCAACGAGCCACCTCGATGAGATAAAGAAGTGGGTGGAACAAGGTTTGATAAAGCACCTTGATTTTTACGTGGGCGAAGTATTCAAGTATAAGTATATCCCGGTGTATCTGGCAATCAAAGACATTGTTTGCAGCCGGGGGGGGGCGTTGTGGCATATTGCGCAGCCACGCAAAAATAATGGCAGGTTTTGGCGACCGTTTCGACTTCGTTATGGAAGGATCGGCAAACTTCAACATCAATCCACGTTGCGAGCAAACTGTAATTACCACCAACACCGACCTCGCACGCTTTTACAAGGAGCAAGTTTTTGACCCTATAAAGCTGATGAACTTAGACAAATATGATTGGAAACCATACATATTAAACCGCGATGAAACTATTTAACAAAGACGGCAACGGCGCGCAGGAAATTGTGGCAGCCGTGGGCTTAATATCGAGCACCATTACGTTCGACAAGTGGGAACCGCTTTTACCCCTTGGCATACGTGACGTAATTGCCATTATCGGCAGCGAGCCGGTTGAGACATTGGCAGCGTTTTACGATAGCGATGACGCAGCCGACACGGATAATCTTCTTACTAAACCGCTGTTTTATCTGCAACAAGCCGTGGCGTTTTTCACTTGGTTGAAAGTTATACCCACGCTTGATGCCCAACACGACGAAGCCGGACGAAGCCGCCGACTGGGCGAGAACGAGAAAGGCTTGACCGCGCTTGAACAATTCAAGGACGAAGAAAACATTTTGCGACTGGCATACGAGGCAACTGATATGCTGATTGCCGCGCTCGATGCAGGTAAATTTGATTTCTGGCTAACATCACGCAAATACCTGTTGCGCGAAGGTTTGTTAATTCGCTCGCTCGAAGACATGAACGAGTATTACAACATTGGCAGCCACCGCCTGTTCGTGACGCTCTTGCCTATGTTGCGCGAAATTCAACTTACCGAGATTAAACCCATAGTGGGCAATTATCTTGCTCAAATGCTCGCCGGAGATGATAAGACCGCCGACCTTTGCGACACGGCAAAGCGATGCATGGCGTTGCTCACCATGAAGAAGGCGGTTGAACGTTTACCGGTTGAAGTCTTGCCCGAAGGTATTGTGCAAGTGCAGCAGAGCACACCGGTAAAGTCGCGCATCAAAGCCACGCAGGAAGCTCGCGAAGCCGTGGCATCAAGTCTTGGCACTGATGCAAAACGATATTTGCAGCAGCTTCAAGATTTGGTCGATGAACTCAATGCCGAAGGCAACGAAGTTGATTACTACATTAGCAAACCGCTTGTACACTCAAAAGGTATGTCGTTTTAGTCATGAGAGATATACGCAGCCGCGGACATAAATACAACGTGCCTGATTGCATTGACGAGCTAAAGCCGATACAATATAAGTATTATTGCTTGCTGGCATCAGCACTCGCAAACAAGGTCATTGCGTTCGATTACTTTACCGTACATTGGTGCAGCTACCTGATAGGTTTGAAACTTGATTATACAAAGCTATTGCCGCAGTATATTGACGAGCTTCAACCGCAAGCCGAAGCACTGGCGCAATGTTTCGTAAAATACGACCAAACCGCCGGAGTATATAAATTGATCCTCGAAACGCCCATCAATCTTTTACCGGACGCAGACGGGCACAAAGGTCCGGGCGACTGGCTTGACGGCATGACATTCGGCGAGTTCGTGCAATGTCTGAATATCATTGAGGCGGCAGCAGCCACACCCGAAGACACCGGAGCGGTTGCCGAGTGTTATCGCAATATCGCCCGCGTGATGTATCACATTGGCGAGAACGAGGCGGTGGGCGATATGCTCGCTTTTCACGCACCGCGATTGTTTGCCTCAGTGTGGCACGCCATCCAATCCGGACCCATCGAAATCAACGGCAAGAGTGTTGATTTGTCAATTATCTTCAAGGGCGGCAACGACCGTAAGCCAGACGACAAAACCGGGTGGACGGGCATCACGTTTGAAGTTGCAACCGCCGGACTTTTCGGCACGGTCAAGGAAGTTGAGAGCGTTGATTTTTGGCAGATCCTTATGTATCTATACAAGTGTAAATTTGAATATAATCATGAGTCTAAAAGGCTCAAATAATTGAACCAATAATTTAATCCACCAATTATGAAGCTATCATCGAAAATCAAGAACATGATTAAAGCATGGGAAGGCTGTAGGCTAACGGCATATAAATGCCCGGCCGGAGTGCTCACCATTGGCTATGGTCACACCGGTAAAGATGTTAAAACCGGGATGAAAATTACCCAAGCCCAAGCGGACGCGTTGTTTGAAGCAGATGTTAATAACTTTGCGCTTAAAGTTGAAAACCGATTGAAAGGCGTGCCGGTAACTAACAACCAGTTTGACGCTATCACTTCATTAGCGTATAACATTGGTTTGACAGCTCTTGACAAATCAACCCTCTTGAAGAAAGTCAAGGCGAACCCCAACGACCAAAGCATCCGCAACGAGTTCGCTAAATACAACCATGCCGGGAAAGTTGTTTTGCCCGGCTTGACACGCCGCCGCACCGAAGAGGCTAACCATTATTTTGCATCATGATCAACCTACAAGAATATAAACGATATTGGCAAGGCGTTGCCAAGCGATTGCCCGAAATTCGCGAGGTGATGGCTGTAACCGTGGACGAGCAGATGGGTAAGAAAATTCTCAATCTGAAACCGGAACAAACGCCCACGCTCTTCTTTTTGCCGCCAACAGGCGAAGGCACCGGAAGCAATGCCGATAACTTCAGCGAAAACAACCTTTGTGTTATTTTTGTCATGGAGCGATACGACCCGCAACGTTCAGACACGTTTGATGTGCTCGAACGCACTCAGCCGATTATTGAACGAGTGAAGGCGTTAATGCTCGATGATCAAGCCGCCGGTTGCCCGGTCATGCGCTTCGATGTGTCAAGCCTCAATACTTTACCGGAAACGGAATTTTACCGCAACTTCGCGGGCTGGTCAATAGGTTTTACCGCTAAATCCTTTTAATTATGGAGTCGGACAGCCTAAAGACACAATATTTCATGCAATACCTTCAAAAAGGTGTGCGTGATATTTTTGCCGCGCAAAAGCAGATTGCAACCAGTCGTGTCTATCAAGTCGGCCACGACCGCGCAATCAAGCAAGGCCGTGGTAGCACCATAAAAGGCAGGTCCGGCGCGCTGATGAACGCTCTTAACTCGCCGGACTACCTAATCAGCACTGAAGGTCAAGGCGTGCGAGCACAAATTACATACCCCCTTTATATTCGTTTCCTCGATATGAAACGCCACGGCAATTATAAGATATATAACCGCCAAATCTGGGGCATCATGTACAAAGAAACTTTCATTAATATCAAATACGAGTACGGCGACTGGCTTAAAAACCACGTTCACGACTTGTTAAACTCAGCTTTTAACTCTCAAACAAAATGAAAAAACTCAAAGCAAAAATCAGTTTTATTATCCGCTTGTTCATAGAATTTGCCCCGGCAGTTGTTGTCGGCAACGCGGCATGGCACGTTGGCGCACAATGGGCAATTCTCGCCGCTATCGGAGCGGAGATGATATGGTTATTCCTGATCGTTTTTCTTGGAGCGGTTCGCGAGCGCATCGCGCAGAAATCAGGCGATAACGGCACCGGCACCGACAAAGAGTCCGTCGCCGACTAGAATAGCTTACCCACCCATCTCAAAGGGCTTAACTGTTAGATTGGTTGAGCCCATTTTTATTTCATTTTGAATATATCGTATATTTCAAAAATATGTTCACTAGCTATGTTATTTAATTATGTTATTAAACATATTATTTCTTTAGTTTGAAAGTGTCGCTTATTTCAAATTTATGTTTATATTTGCGCTATAATAATAAGCATCAAAAAGATATGGGAGGCATCGGAAGCGGCGGCGCACGCACAGGCGCCGGACGTAAAACATTAGACGGAGCACCAAGGACGAAAATATCCCTGACGCTACCAACGTGGTTACTCAACCTTATACGTGACGAGGCTGACCGCCGCAAATTACCAACATCACAACTAATTACCGAACTTCTTACTAAAGGCATCGAATTATGAGTAAAAAATTAAGAAGATGCATACTTATTATATTGATTGTTGCATCGAGCGCAATAAATATTATTTATCCAGCAGAAACATACACATTCCATCCGATAACAGATGCAATTCTGGGCGGTATAATTGTTTCGCTGTTAGCATACTATCCGGTTTTGTTTTTAATTAATCTTATAATTGCAATAGGCCCGGTAATTTCAATTTCGTTAATCATACTTATGCCATTAATGCTAATCTTAACAAACGCTAATTCTTTGGCAACCGCAGATGCAAATATAATAATGGCGGCAGTCTTGTCTTTTGCTGTAATAGCTTTGATTGCTTCAATTAAAACAATCTATGAACGAAAACGGGATGGCTTACCGGTTGTTAATCCACCACAAGAAAAGCCAAAAGATTTTGGCCCAGTAACCAAGGTAATGATTTGGGTTGCGGAACAGCTTGACAAACTGTAATAGTCCTTTGAAGATGTAAGAGTTAAGGGTAATTTTGCTAAAAACGAAATTACCCTTTAATTATGTCAAAACTCAAAAATGATAAAATTTCAGTCGGCATTGACTTAAATGTTTCGGAAGCTCAGAAAAAAATACACGAACTTGACCAAGCCACTAAAAGGCTACGCGAACAAAATAGAACGCTAAATAAAGAAATTGCTTCGCTCGTCAGAACAGAAGGAGATCATTCGGCGGAGATTGCAAAACTTGATGCCAAAATAAAGGAAAACGGTGACGCGATACGGGCCAACCAAAAAGAAATCGCAAGCTATGAAGACGAGCTATCATTGTCAACAAAAACGGCCGCACAGCTTGGCAAGCAGCTCAAAAACTTAAAACGTGAGTTAAATAATACGTCAAAGGCCGCCGAGCCGGAGAAATACCGAAAACTTGAAAAAGAAATTAAAGAAGTCGAGAAAGCATACGCAAAAGCAACAGGTTCTTCGCGTGGCTTTTTAGCTTCGTTGCTGTCTCTTGATAAAGTTAGTACAGCCGTTAAAGGTTTCTTTATGGGAATAGGCACAGCTGTAACAAACCAAATTATAGACGTATTCAAAAGCGCAATTTCGACAATAACAGATTTTACCGCAGCAAATTCAAAACTGGCTGCAATATTAGGCACGAGCCGCGAAGGAATTACGCAACTAACCAACCAAGCAAAAGAACTTGGCAGAACAACCACCGCAACAGCATCAGAAGTTACCGGGCTTCAAACTGAGTTGGCAAAACTTGGCTTCACTCAGAAGCAAATTGAAGATATGACACCTTCGGTGCTGAAATTTTCAAAAGCCGTTGGCACAGACCTATCATCAGCCGCAGCATTTGCAGGAGCATCGATGCGCATATTTGGCAAAAGTTCAGCAGAGGCAGAAGATGTTTTGGCGACATTGGCAATCGCAACGACAAAAAGCTCTCTTGATTTTGCAAAGCTCGAAGCATCAATGTCAACAATTGGTCCGGTAGCAAACGCATACGGTTTGTCACTCGAAGATACAACCGCACTTCTTGGCACATTAGCTAATGCCGGTTTTGATGCAAGCAGTGCAGCAACGGCAACAAGGAATATCATACTAAATCTTTGCGATGTCAACGGTCAATTATCGCAAGCAATGGGCGGTCCGGTTAAATCGCTCGATGACATGGTGGCGGGGCTCAAACGTCTTAACGCCGAAGGTATTGACTTGGCGCAAACACTCGAGCTGACAGATAAACGAAGCGTTGCGGCCTTTAATTCATTTTTATCCGGCTCAGATAGCATTATTGATCTCAGAGATGCCATTACAAACGCTAATGAGGACTTCAACGAAATGTCTAGCACCATGACGAACAACGCTAACGCAGCGTTTGCCGGCATGATGTCAGCCGTTGAGGGGTTAATACTTAAATTTGGTGGATTGGAAAACATTATGCGAAGCCTTTATGGCGCAGTGACAGCATTTGTGAGATTTATTGGCGAATTTATAGAGTATTTTTCAATCGCAAAGAGCGTTGTAGTTACCCTTATAAAATATATCGGGAACTTTGTAGGAAGCATATTAAATGTCTGTAAAGCCGTCGTCGACTTTGTGGCTTCAATTAAAGCTGTAAGTGTCGTGCTAACTACATTAAAAGTCCTAATCAATGCTATTGTTGTTGCTTGGGTGTCATATAAAGCTATAATAATTGCCAGCGCAATCAAAACAGCTATTCTGGAAAGTGCCATATGGGCTAAGATTGCCGCGTTAAAGGCTGAATTATTGGCGACCAGTAATCTAAAAGCCGCCGTAAAAAAGCTATACACAACAATGATAAGCAACCCATACGGGTTGATACTCACCGCTGTTGCTGCTCTTATCGGTGCAATGATTGAATTAACTAAGCGTTCTGAAGAATATGATAAAATTGAGCAACGCATTTCAGAAGAAGAAAGAAAACAGAACGATATACGTAATGCACATGCTGAGGCCAGAGAGAATCTTGCGTCCAAAATAGCACTCGAAAAAAACAAACTAATGGAGTTGGAACGCGTTGCCGCGGACGAGAATACTTCAAAAAAAGAACGATTGAACGCGATTGCTCAGCTCAATAAGATTATACCGGATTATAATGCCCACTTGGATGAAGAGAACGGAAGATATGTCCGTAATAAGGCAAATCTTGACAAGTATATCGCTTCGATGGAGCGGCAAATGAAGGCAAATTATTATAAGGATGAGTATGAAACATATATTAAGCAGATCGAAACGGCCAAACGAAAAGCCAATAAGATTGTTAAAGAGAAAGTTAATCGTGCCATAGATGTATTCCTAGCCAATTATAATGTTCCCGAAGATAAAATGACATCTAAGGGCATGCGTGATTACGCATGGCGGGAGATAGAACGTCGAGTAACCGCCGGTTATGTAACTAGCTCCAGTGCAAACGCGATATTATATAGAGACGCCGTTAGTAGCTGGCAAGAAGCGGATGCGAGTTTATCTGAGTTAAAGGCGGATTTGTGCGACCTCGAGGTTGACATGCACGCCGCCGGGATCTCTTTTACAGAAATGATGGGAGATGCAGAGGCTGAAACTGAAGAAATGCCCAAAGGACTTTCTCAGATAGAACACACGGCCTCCAACACCATTGATAGGTTGAAAGAAATCAAGAAGGAGTTAAAGAAACTTCGTAAAGAGGATCCCAAAACAGACGAAGAATATGACGAAATTCAAGAAAGAATAAAAGCTCTCAAAGAGGAAAAGAAATTATTAGAAGGTAAAGCAAAAACTAAGAATAAAAACAAGCACCAACAAGGGGCATACAACGATGACGACTTGGATCAAGTAACCGACCCGATTGACGATGCGCACCAAAAAAAATTGCTCGCCATTAACAAACAAAAATATGATTTGTCGCAAGAAGAGTATGCGCTTAAAAAAGCGCAAGAAATGATAAGATATAGCGACGATTTGACCGAAGCACTTGAAACACTTCGCGCGTCAACAGATAGCACAAAAACCGAAACTTTGGCTAATATCACAGCTGAGGAAAATAAAGTTGCCGCCCAGAGACAAGCAGCGGAGCAAGAAGTTAACGCGGCTATGTTAAAGCAACGCCAAAAATTCTATGCAGACCAGTTGAACGCCCAGCAAGTTGCTTACGAAAATCAGAAGCGAGTAATGGAGTCGGCAGTGAGCGACAACGAGATTGCTCAGGAAGCAGCTGACATTTATCTTTTACAAGAGCATAAAAATACCCTAAATTCGCAACTGAAGGTTTTACAAGACTATTATGACGAAATAAAGAACTCAACCACAATTGGCGAAGCTCAAAGAACTGTTATACTTGACGAAATTGCTAAACAGATGCACGCCAAGCAAACGGCAATACTGACAGACACGGGTAAATGGTCTGAGAAATTGCGCGAGCTGATGACCGATAAGACGAGCCGCGCCGGAATTATAGACAGTTTTACCGAACAAAGGCAGGGTATCGAGCAGGTGTATAGCGCGGCAATAAAATTGGCAGGTGAAGGCACGGAGGAAGCGGTGGCACTTGAAAACGAGAAGCAAAGACGTATTGCCGCCCTCAACTTCCAACAGCAAGAACAGATGTATCAGCTTCAGGAGATAACGGGCGTTTCGTGGGCTAACGAGTACGAACGTGAGTTGGCTCAACTCGAAAACTACCACGACCAAGGTATGATTAGCGAAAAAGCATACCAGAAGAAGAAATTGGAGCTTCAGGTTGATAATGTCAAAAAGTATTATGACTATTACACCAATTTGTCAAGTTCGATGTTTACAGCCATTCAAGATGCCGAAATTGCCGCCAGCGATGCAAAATATGATGTTTTGATACGTCAGGCGGAGAATAACGGCGAAGACACCACTGCGCTTGAAGAAGAAAAGGAAAACGCCAAATTGGAGATACAAAAGAAGTATGCCGATGTAAACTTTGCCATCAAAGTCTCTCAGATTATCGCAGATACAGCCGTTTCAATCATGAAGGCGTACGCCGACCTTGGCCCGATAGCCGGATCAGTTGCCGCCGCCATGTTAACCGCCACCGGAGCGGCACAGGTTGCCAGCGCAAAAGCGGAGCGTGACAAAATTAAGAACTTGCAACCGTCATCAACAAGCAGTTCAACCGATACGACAGCGACCGCCGAACGTGTGCTATCTAGCGGCTACGCCGAAGGCGGTTACACCGGAGACGGCGACCGCTATGAGGTGGCGGGTGTTGTGCATAAGGGCGAGTATGTGGTACCCAAACCTATAATGAACAACCCACGAGTGGTTGACGCTGTGGGCACAATTGAGGCTATTCGCCGCAACCGTTTACGAGGCACGGCAGACACCGGAAGTAACGGTTATGCCGAAGGCGGTTACACCGGAGCAACCTCATCAACCGCAAATACAGAGCTTGCCGCAGCCGTTAAGGATATGAAGGCAGCCATTGAGTCAATAAGTGTAATTAAAGCGTACGTAAGTTATCGCGACATTGAAAAGGCCGGCGATAACCTGAGCAAAGCGCGAGCACCATTTACAAGAAATAAATAACGTATGATAAGCATCAAAACAAACGGCAATGCTCTTGATTTGCCCGCTGATTTTTCGATAGAGATTGAAGATACCAATCCAATCTATAACGATCAAGGCAGCCAATCAGTCCCGGCGACCGTGGCAACTTCGCGCAATAACGAGAGGTTGCTCGGTTTTGCCACGCGCCTTGACATAGCCAACAGCCCCAACGAGCCCGACCGCGTTTGTACGGTTGCAGACGGCGCATATAATCGCCGTGGTTTGCTGAATATAACGGAAGCCAATAAAGCCGACGGCATCACTTTTAATATCGGTTTTGATAACGCCACAGCCTACGAGACATGGCGAGCAAAGACGTTGGCAGAGCTGTCTTCGCTACCGGTCATTGACGTCGCCGGAGACGAGCAACATGATGATGATGTTATGTTGCAGTATCTTGACAACTTGTATAAGAATGCAGACCCACAAACTGATCCACTGGCAATTTTTCCGATTGTAGTCAACAATGATTCGGTTGACACCACAGATGATGACAACACAACCACGGTTTATTATTGGGAGATATTAAACATACCGTCAACAAGCGGGCGTTATGCTTTCGACCCGCCACGCGTTGTAAAACGCATTATTGACAATGAAATTACCGAGGTGTCGGTGCCTGAATTTTACGGCGTAACGCCGTTCGTCAGAGTGTGGCGAGTGCTGGAACTGATATTTGAAGATTTGGGCATGACCATTGAAAGCAATCCCTTCAAAGATGATATACAGCTGGCGCGTTTAGTGGTGTTAAATAACGCCGCCGACTCATGCGTCCTGGGCAATTATATCAGATTTGAAGAATTAATGCCCGACGTGACAATTGAAGAATTTCTGAATGCACTTTGGGTGCGTTTTGGTCTGGTTTACAACGTGGATTTTAATACCGGGGTGGCCAAAATCGAACTCATCCGCGACATCTTGCAGAAGAAGTCAGACGGAGAACTAAAGAAATATCTATCCGATGAGTTCACCGTTAACTACGAGACGCCTCAATATCTGAAACTATCGGCAAAAACAAGTTTCGACGGTGCGGAGCCATCGAACGAACGTTTTGAGGACTTTGCTAAAAGATACCGCATATCTGAGATCAGAGTCGGCACGAATATTGAAGGCTGGACTTTAAGCGACAGCGATCGTTATTGGACAAATGACGATGATTTTGATGAAACAGACAATGGCGACGGGCAAGACGGCAACGACAGCAACGAAGACGGACGAGATGACCAAGACGGCGGAGACGATCGTGACGATGATGATTATGACAATTACAGCGCTTACAGCCGTGCAGCTTCACGAGCGGCATCAGTTTCAGCCGATAACGATACAGAAAACGAGCGCTTTCTCGCTTTCGAGGTGAGAACCTGCCGATGGTATAAAATCGACTATACAAACAAAAAGATTAAGTCATCAAGCACAAGCTTTTTCAATTGGGATCCACAGACCGTAGGGCTTGAAGTAGTCGAATTGACAAGCGAAGACGAGTGCGTGCCAATTGATAGAGTATCTTTACCGTGGGCAGAGTTCAACGATTTTGCACCGCTATATCTCGCCGGTTCACGCCATTATCACACGTATATAAAAGGCACGGATGACGATGATGACACAGATGGCGATGAAACTCCGTTGGCGTTTATGTTCGCTTTTACCGGATGTAACGACAAAATCTCCGGCACAATTGGTCGTATATCTCCGGAGTATGAACAGGGCAAAAACGTAACATTCCCCGATGGCAGTGAACACACTTTGTCTTTATTGTTCCAATTCAAAAACGGACTATTCGCAAACTTTTGGACTGAGTACGACGAAATTTTGCGTCACTCACCGCGCACAGTCGAAGCTCCGATGCGCATCGATAAAACTGAACTGTTGAAGCTTGAAATGTTTACCCCGGTAATGTTGAAGGGTGTGAGGTGCCTGATCGATAAGCTCAACTATGATTTACCGGCAGGCCGATACGTGCAGACCACCGCAACGTTACGCCCGATTATGCCACTCGGAACGTATGACATTGCCGCCGAACAAGGCATCGCAGACTTCTCAGCCGCGGCACGCAGGTTATACTGGGCGTATGTATCAGATAATTTAACGGCAGTGCTCAACAGTCAAATGACAGCTTCTCGCGCCATCGGCGCATGGTTGACAGAGACCGAAGATTATCAAGCTCCAGACAGATATACCGAACCCGGTGAGGCTGTGCTCGCAAGCTATGAATGTACAGGGCTGACTTGGGAGACAGATCCGGCCAATAAAGCAGACGCCTATTGGTCCGGGGCACAGCGCATAAAGAAATATACATGTTTGGCAAAATATGACATTTTTGAGGTTTCAACTTATGATGATGGTACAAAAGTGACGGGCAATAACCTTGGAACAATAGAGATAGAAATCGAATATAGCGTTAACCTTGTCGGCAAATGGGCGCAACTTTAGTCCTTTAGTTTGTCACATAATTCAGGCAATTTTGCGGTATGGATAGCAAGAATATTATAACAGCTCCAAATGTCTATGACGCAGCAGATGTATTGGCGACATGGCAAAAAAACAACGTCGGGAACGAGGCTACGTTCTATGAGTTCATGACAACACCCAGTCTCGAGCGCGATGAGTTTGTTGCCGGTATGCCGACAGAAGAAACATTTGTTGGCAGTGTTGTATCAGTCACCATAAAAGTACCATAAAATGGAGATTAAAAGCAAAAGCGGATTGGTCTTTACCCGAAATCCTATTATCATATCTAACAACTTCTCAGAGACAGATGACGGCATCAATGGCGGCATCAGATATGATATTACAATCGGTAATGACACAACACCCATATACAGCGGCATGTCTTCATTGCCTCTTGATGTCAATGTCTCTGAAATTCTTGACGCCAACAGCGAGTTTTTTGCCGAGGTCCCGGCGGACAACACAGACCCGATATGTACAATCGAGGATAAGCGCGATATTGATATGCGTGTGGCTACGATCAGGGAGTACACCGATAACGGATACGAAGACAGCCAACAGGTAACCATTATTCCGGGCGGCATTTCAAAACAAAATTATAAGGCTCTCAACTCGATGGGAACGGATATATTTTTGCAACGTTTTCACCACGCATCTTGCAACTTCTTTATGACGACCAGAACTATAAGTTGGCGCATCACGATGAAGGAAACAGAAATAATGCCATTGTATTTCCTTAGCGAAAAGGAGCAGACAATTAGCTTAGTTGAGCTAACGCAAAACATCAAATATACGGCATCGATTGGCGTAGGCATGTATGCTTTCGACGTTCAGCGTTTTCGTCGTTATATCTATAATAGCGAAGGCGTGATATCAAATATGTTTGACGTTTACAGAGACGGTCAATATTCTTGCCGTGTCGTGATCGAGCGGAGTGATGCGACTAAAGAGCGTTATCTGTTGAAGTTTCGCAATTCCTTGGGCGTTTTCGAGATGATTGAGGTCGTCGGTCAGATGACGATTACGCCGGAGTTTGACCCAGACGGGGAAGCTGTTTTTAATCGGTACGATAGTATTACAGATGACTATTATAGCACTCGTGAGCGTGTCAGTCGACCACAGTCTATATCAATCCTTACAGGCTCAAAACGCAGTGACGAAGTGCGCTTCTTAATGGATATGCTGAGTAGCGAAGAAGTTTACCTGCTCGATATGATCTCAATACCGATAAGAGTAATACCATCAGTTGACGAAATGCAATATCTTGCAACGCCCGACGAACCTGCAATATTTACCCTAAAATTGGATATAGCCGACACGGAAACAAATATAATGCAAGAGATTATTGACGGTACTGAGGGCAAAAAACCGCGCGTATTCTCTAAACAATTCAACGATAAATTCAATTAATATGGAAGAAACCTCACAGACGTTTATTGATAACCTGATTCTGACAATTTCAAATGCCGAAGAATCCGAAAGCGTGACTAATGTTATGGTGGCGCAGGTGTTTGATTACCTAAATACAGGGTATAAAGACATCCTATCGAATAGCACCGGCTTATCTGATGAGAAAGCCGAACGAGAAGCGGCCGACTCGAGGCTGAAACGGTACATAGAAGTATTGAGCGATGCTCTACAAACTGTAAAAAATACCGCCGAAAACGCCGCCACGACCGCTCAATCGAATTCTGATAGCATCAGTAATATCAATGCGCTTTTAAACGGTAATGCGACAGAGGCGATTGACACGCTGTCAGAAATCATTGCATTCCTTGATACATTCAAAAATTCAGATAGCTTAGCTACCAACCTTCAGAGGCTAAGCGATGCTATTGACAGCAATGTCACGTCTTTAACGGAGCTGGAAAATAGCGTTAAAGATGTCAATGAACACGTCGAGGATCTTGAAAGCGCGATTAAAATTGTTGATATCGAAGATATCGATACAATTTGGGCGCGCGGTTATTATCACATATCCCAAGAGATCGGAGACCCGATTATTTTAATTGTTAACGGATCGGCAGTTTCCGGCAAAAATCGTCGGCAGAATCTGATACAATACTTGTTCAGCACCGACGGGCTTCAATACCGTTCAGGCTCAAAGGATATAACAACACTTGCACCTACATGGGGCGAGTGGTCGCAAGTCGGTCAAAAAGGCGCGGGCAACCTCATCAATGTCACCGAACTTGTGCCGCTCACAGAAAGTGGCGCAGCCTATGAACTTGCAACCGCAATCAAAGCCGTACCGCAATCATATCGCTCTGTTGGCCGCTGGATAACATTCCGCACAACAAGTGGCGAGTGGGAGACCATGCAATTTAACGGCTCTTCAACTGATATGTGGGAAGATGTATCTTCGTGGGATGCAATCGGCGGCAAGGGCACAATCACGGGCATCAAGCTCAATAACGTAGAACAAACACCGGACGCAGACGGAGTTATTAACTTGGCAGTTGACCAAATCAGCGTTGACGATAGTATTAATGACGCGAGCACAAACCCGGTGCAAAACAAGGTTATTGCGCAGCGCATCAAAGCCATCGAAGCCAAAACGGTGAATAATGTTGTTATCTCTGTTAATGATAATAACGAAGTCCACGTTGGCTTTTTGAACAACAGTAACGAAGAGTTCGCGGGCGGCGATATACCTGCATTGAGTGGCGGCAGCTCTGACACCAATACAACCGCTCAGGTAGTGTTGACGGCATCAGTTGACCACACAATTATCCGTGACGGTGATAGCGTGAAATTGCGTTATACATACGACCATCAGTATCTTGGCGGCGACCAAAACGGAGAGTCAACCGGACAACGTGCAGATATCAAACTCGAAATCAAAAACGGCACAGTTACCACGTATGAAACGACATTAAGCAACGTTTCGCGCGGCACATACGAGTTGGATATTACCAGCTATTTGCGCACAGGCACAACCGAAATCAATATGCAAGCCAGCGTAACCAATGCCGACACGGGCAAAACTCAGAAACGCACCGCATATTGTACGGTTAAGTCTCAAACAATAAGTCTTACCAGCTCTTACAATCTCGCCAACTCAATATCAGCGGGCGGCTATAAACCCAGTGACAGCGTTACAATCCCGTTCACTGTTACAGGTGACGGCGAAAAGACTGTAACGCTCTATCTTGACGGCGAAGTCTATAACTCAACAGTCATTAAGCAGTCAGGTAAGCGCAACGGCAGTTTCGTGATCCCGATGACCGGCTTGAAAGTTGGCCGCCACAACGTGCAGATGGTTGCAGAACTCGAAGCAACATCAGGTTCGGAGACGTTAACGCTTGTATCAGAGTCGGTATATATTGACTTTTTGAAGACGAACGAACTTGCCCAAAATGCCGCACCGTTCATTGGCACGATGATGACCTTTGCGGACGGTAGAATTTTTGAAGGCGAAGCATACCTAACACCGTCAATTGAAATAGGTCAATACGAGCAGTTGGCAATTGATTTTGTTGTGTATGACAGCACAACCCCGGCACCGGTTGAAATATCGCACAACGGTGTTACAACTCAAAAGCTTTCAGTCAATCGCACGGTACAGGCATATTACAACCGATTTACCGAGTTTGGTACTGAAGCCATGGCGTTCAAGTCGGGCGACACTGTCTATAACTTCAATATCGAAGTAACAGAAAGCTCAATCAACCTTGCCGAGACAACCGACAGCTTGGCAGTGAAATTGTCGGCAGCCGGGCGCAAGAACGAGGAAGATAATCCCGGAGTTTGGACGTACGAAAAGGTTACGACTGTATTTGACGGTTTTGACTGGAGTAATAATGGTTGGACGGGTGACGCTCTAAAACTCACCAACGGTGCAAGTGCGTGTATCAATTACCAGCCCTTCGCAACAGATGCAACCGCCAACGGCATCACCATCGAAGCCGAATTAACATGCTCAAATGTCAATGACCGCAACGGCATTGTTATGGATTGCATGGCGGAAGGCGTAGGTTTTCAAATGACCACCGAAGAAGCTAAAATCGTAGCATCAGACGGCAGCGAGGTTGAAACGAAATTTGCCCCGGACATACCTATGAAAATTGCTTTCGTTGTCAATAAAAAATCTGATAAACGTTTGCTTGAATTGTATGTAAACGGTGTATTTGACCGCGCAGTACAATACTCTTCAACCGCGTCACTCATCCACGACGTACCGGCGAATATTAAAGTAACCAGCGATGCCGCCGATGTCGAACTTCGCAACGTGCGTATTTATAACCGTGCGTTGAGCGATGACGAAATTTTGGCGAACTATATTGTTGACCGTCAGACAACGGACGAAATGGTAATTTTGTTCCAGAAAAATGACGTACTAAACGACCAAACTGACGAAATTGACATTGATAAGCTCTTAGCACAAGGCAAGAGTGTGATGCGCATTGTTGGCGATGTTGATAAAGTTGTCGAAACCAACAACAAAAAGTTTGAAGTCCCGGTAACTGTATATTTTTACAGCCAATACGGCAAGGAGTACAATTTTGTTGCTCGCAATGTTGGTTTACGCATACAAGGCACTTCGTCAACTCTCTACCCGGTTAAGAACTTCCGTTTGTACTTCCAGCGCATCAAGGAGTATGAAGCAACCCTTGAGGTCAACGGTGTGCTCGTGCCTGATATGAAATACAGCTTTAAACCCGGAGCACGACCAATTGACATATTTTGCTTGAAAGCTGACTTTTGCGATAGTTCGAGTACACACAACGCCGGTGCAGTTCGCATTGTCAATGACATATTCAAAAAATGTGGCTGGCTAACACCACCACAAGCCGCATACAATGGCGAATATGATGTGCGTATCGGTGTTGACTCAATGCCAATAAATTTGTTTTACGACAATGACGGCAGCGGCACAAGCACGTTTATCGGCAAATACAACTTCAACAACGAGAAGTCAGAGTCGGCCATTATTTATGGTTTTGAAGACATTGAAGGCTACAACGACGAAGAGACATTGAACGGCGAACGCAACAAATGTATATGCCTCGAATTTCTCAACAACTCTGAGGCTCTTTGTTTGTTCGGCACGTCTAATATGTCAACGTTTGATAATGCGTTGGAGTTCCGTTTTAAACCGGACAAAACATGGGCAACAGCAGACGAAGAAGACCGCACGGCAGTTACAAGATTGTGGACGTGGATCCAATCATGTAAAGGCAACCCGACCAAGTTTTTAAAGGAGTATCAAGATTACTTTATTAACGAGTCACCTTTTGCATGGTATGTAATCTGTAACTATTTCATGGCAGCCGACAACTTCGCTAAAAACATGATGTTGGCAACATGGGACGGTATTCACTGGATGTTTATCCCTTATGATATGGATACTTTGTTCGGTTTGCGCAATGATAGCTGGTTGAAATTCAAATATACAGTTAACTTTGACACCTTTGACGAAAGTCAGGGTGCGTACTGTTTCGCAGGTCACGACTCAGTTTTGTGGGACCTTGTAAGAGGATGCCCCGAAAAACTTGCAGAAGTGGCGCAGACAATTCGCGCGAATATGTCAACTGAATATGTGCTATCTGTCTTTAACGATGAAATTCAATCGGCATGGAGCGAACGAGTTTACAACAAAGATAGTGAGTACAAGTATATTCGTCCGCTAACCGAAAGCGGCAAAGACTATTTGTATGCTCTTCAGGGAAGCCGTTATGCCCATCGCTGTTATACGATTACCAACCGTTTCAACTTGCTCGATGCTGAATATTGCGCCGGCACATATCGCGCCGACTCATTCTCTGCATACTTCGCGTATAAGTTTGCATCAGACCCGCGCAAAATCAAGTTGACCGCCTCAGAAATTTATTACTTTGGGTATGGTTATACTAATGGGTCACCGACACAATCAGCATTGAAGGCAGACGATGAAGACTCAGAGGTAACAATGACAATCGCCCAAGACCTTATTATCAATGACCCGCAAAATATTTACGGAGCAAGTCGCATCAAAACGCTTGACCTTACAGACGTAAGCCATGCACTTGTTGGCACGTTGACACTCAACAACTGTTTACGTATGCAAGAACTTGATGCCTCATGTGCGAGCGGTAATACCCAACTTACAAGTTTGATACTTGACGGGTGCCGCAATTTGCGCAAATTGAACGTAAGCGGACTTAACGGTATGACAACGCTCAACCTTGCAAACTGTAAGAAGCTGACAACGCTCAATGCTTCAAAAACGAAGCTTCAAAGTGTTGCATTTGCATCTGGCGGCAAAGTGGAAAGCGCAAGTTTGCCCGGTACAATCCAAACGCTGGAACTAAGATATTTGGCAAATTTGAAGCCGGAAAATCTAACAATTGCCGACACATCAAATATTACAAAACTGATTGTTGATAATTGTCAACACCTTGACTGGAAACAGTTACTTGCAGATTGCCCCAACGTTCAATATTTGCGCGCGACCAATGTTGACGAGACCGGTAACGGCAAATTGCTCACAAACTTGCTCACAATGAAGGGCGTTGACGAAGAAGGTACGAACGTATCAACTTGCCGCCTCGCCGGAACATATCGCCTAACTCGATATTTGTCAGATGATGAATATCAAGAACTTTGCGAACATTTCCCGGAGTTGAATATTATCCAACCCGAATGGACGGTTATCAAGTTTGACGAAACGGTGAGCGACAGCAAAAACGTTTCAAATCTTGACAATGAAACGGGCTACGATTATGATAATGATTTTGAATATTCGGGACACGTTGCGAAGATCAAAGCCCAGCGCCACCGCGTAATGGCAAAGAACACCGCCACCGGAGAAATGACCGTTTGCCAGTTGTCTGACGATGACGGCCGAGTATATTACGACGGCACAGAGGCCAACCTTGAAGGTTTCAACCACAAGACAAAAGCAGACGAAGGCGATGTAATGATGTACGAGCCTAACCGCAGCTGTAAAGGTATTGACGACTTTATTAATCGTTGCCATTACGATTGCTTCAGTTCTTTGGTTGAAACAACACCGGTTGACGGTGTGAAACTGTATGTTGCAGATATGGTTGAAACACATGACAAATATGGTTGCCGCGTGGCATCACAGTACACAACATTGGCTGAGTCGCTAACTGTATTTGATAATTATATTGTGTATGTTGCCAACATTGGCAGCGGCTTCAAACAAGTACGTTGGCCGGCAGTCAATTCTTCAGTTTACGGCGCGATATTCCTCGATGCCGAAGGCAAGATTATTGACCGCAAAGCAGCGTCAAACGCTCGCATGACATCAGATAGTTATCTATTTGCTGACATTCCTGATGGAGCGGCACAAATAGCATTTACTTGCGAACGTTCGGCAGAATTTTCATTTGTTTGGCTGACCACATCAAAGGAAATTCACGCGATTGAGCCAGATGCATGGAACACCGGGGAATATCTGTGCGGAGTGAACAAGGCATATTACGGCAATAATCAGATGCGAAGCATCAAGGGCGTTACCCCAACGGTCAGCACCTCGCAAAGTCAATTCGCTCAATATTGTCGTATGCGTGGCGACGGCTTCACATTGATAACATACCCAATGCACCGCGATATTGCCCGTTTGTTCTTTGCAATATACGGCGACCGAGACTCTTCAGGCGTTTGCGGCTATGGATCCGGCTCAAATACCACACTTACCGGTTTGACTTCATTCCTTGGTATGCGTGACACTATCAGACTATCAACCGCAACCGTTGGAACGGCAGGTGGCTGGTATTACGATGACACGAACACGCTCAGAAATGCGACATCAATCAATGCCCTTGGTTACGACAACTTATGGGGCAACGTTTCGGAGTGGATGGAAGGCGTTATAAGCAATTATCTTGTTTATAATATCGAAGAAGCCGGCGAAACTCGCAAGGTCAAGAGTGCATCGGTATCAGATAGTTGGATTGTTGAAGTTGCAAACGGACGCTTCATGGATGTTGTGCCTGTTGTTGTACAAGGTACCGAAACGACAAACTATTGTGATAAATTTTGGTGCAGTAATTCGTCGGCCCGCGTGGTTCAACGGTCGAGCTTCAACGCCTATTCCTACGGTGGTGTCGTTTACGCGTTCGCGGACTACGGTGCTGCGTACACGAACACGTACTACGGGGCGCGCCTTGCCTTCAACGGCAAAATCGTTTGGGCGAAATCCGTCGCCGACTTCTTGTCGGCGGAAGCAATCGGTTAGCGATGCACGTTAAACGTTACACGAGGGCCCCGACAGGGCCCCCGTTTTAAACAAGCAAACGGTAGACTTTCCCAACGACGTCGGCCCGCGTGGTTCAACGGTCTAGCAACAACGCCAATTCCAACGGTGGTGTCGTTTACGCGAACGCGAACAACGATGCTGCGAACACGAACACGAACTACGGGGCGCGCCTTGCACTCAATGCGTTTATAATTGCCTATTAATTTAATCGTCCTCCGGTACCGGTGACGTGTCACCAACACCGCGGCAGGGAAGGGAGCCACGGCAAACCTCAACAGAGAAAGCCGAAACATCACGCGCAGAGGTAGTTGTTTAGTAGGGTCAGAAATGACAGCCGAATAACATAGGCCTCGAAATTTGAAGGCAACACATATTATATATAACTATTAATGAAACGATTAAAAGACTCAGATATATTACCACTCATAACCTCGCATGTTAATTTGCGGGCGTCAATAGATGCCATATTGGCAGGGACACACCGCAAATCAACAGCGCAAGGCCGTGAAGCGTTGGCGTATGCCGATGGGTATGAAGCTTGGCTGGCCGCTGAAATTTCAGCCGGAACATTCTACCTAACGACATACGGGCACAGCGTTGTTAAAGAACGTGGTAAAACTCGTAAGATACAATATTTATTCAGCTATTACGAGAAAATGGGTGTACATGCCGTTATGAATATTATTGAGGAGCTGACATTTAAAAGGCTCATCAGGACAACAGCGGCATCGATCAAGAAAAGAGGCGTACACGATTTACTTAACATCATACGCAGAGACATCGCATTAAATCCTAATATTAAGTATGTCTATGAAGACGATATAACTAAGTTTTACGAAAGCATTATACAAGACGTAATGATGGACGTATTGCGTAAGTTAATTAAAGGTCCGAAGACACTCAGAATATTGGAAGGTTTTGTGCGATTGCTCGCCAGTGGCTTAAGTATTGGTTTGCGCAGCTCGCAACATTTTGGCAATTTGCTTTTGTCAGTAGCCATTGATCACTTTGTAAAGTCGAAAAACCGGACGAAGTATTATTATCGCTATTGCGATGATAAGCGAGTTTTAGGCGAAACAAAACAAGCCGTTTGGCAAGCAGCTTCATTGATACAGGAGCAAGTTAAATCAATTGGCTTGAAGGTAAAACCTAATTACAAGGTCTATCCGATAGAACAAGGGATTGATTTCCTTGGGTATAACATATATAAAGATTTCACCCGTGTTCGTAAACGTAACAAGCAGCGTGCAGCACGTCGCTTGAAGAAAATTAAAAGTAAAACCCGCCGAAGCGAAATAATTGCATCGCTTTACTCGTTATGCAAGCACGCTGACGCAAAGCATCTGTTTAAGACGCTTACAGGTATAGCCATGACGGACTATCAGAAATTAAAATCATTAGCGGATATAGGCATCCAAGGGAGCCGCCGCAACCCAGACCGTAAACAGTTCCGTTGCAAACAAGTGGCATTGAGCGCACTTGTTGGTTCAACATTGTGTATAATTGATTTTCAAGAAAACGTATCAACAAAGTGGTCGCGACTTGAATTAAGAAAAGCGCAGGAGTTAGGCGAAGAAGCAATAGAGAAAACGAAGTATCTTGTTTGTGCTCGCGTTGTCGCCGTCAACCGTGCGCAGCTTATTGCTTGTAACCTTAGTTTGAAAAAAGGCGATGTAATCAAATTCTTTACCGGTTTTGCCGATATGTGTGATATTTGCGACCAAATCAAGGAGAATGATATGCTTGGCCAAAACAAGGTTACAATCGTAAGAAACACGTCAGGCAACTTTACAGAATATTTATTTACATAGTATTATGACTTATCAAAAAATCAGTTGTTCGGAAAGTCTAAACCTTTTCGAGTGCATCAACCCACGCAGAAACCGCTGGGCAGTACGTTGGCGGCATGAAGCCGACAGCGAGGGCAATTATACAGCCTATGAAACTGTATTTGATTACAAGCCCACAATAGACGAAATTACGGCAATTGTTGTTGAGCAGATTGACGCAGAGACAGCCGACATAATTACCAATAATTTCACTTTTAACGGTAAGCAAGTAAAACTAACTGACACCACGCAACGAAATTTCTTGCTTGCCGCGTATGTGTCAAAAAATACCGGCGAAATTGACATGCAAACTTTCGCCGGTATATTTGAAGCTGAAACCGAGGCTCAGGCAGCCGATGAACTTGAAGACTTCGTATCAAGTATGTGGGCGCACATTCGTGATGCACGTATTAAGGGCATCCGACTCAAAGAGAGCATTGACTTCAGCGCATACGAGTCATAACAAATCATCGAAGGCAGCGACGCCATCAGCACGGCAGTCTTTAGTTATATGGGCATAAATCATTGTTGTTGTCACTGAGGTATGACCAAGTAACTTTGACAGCGTGCCGATGTCGCCGTTGTTTTTCTTGTAGTACAACGTTGCAAAGGTGTGGCGTGCCGCTTTTGCGCTCACCGCTTTAGTGATGCCAACTTTTGCCGCAATCATTTTTATACGGCGATTGAAGCACTGATTTGTGGGTACATTGATAATTAGATTACCTTTTTTGCGCCCACCGCGATAGTACTCAAATAGCTTTTGCGCAGGTTTTGAAAGCGGCATATTAACAAATGTACGTGTTTTGATACGCCTGTAATGTATCTCGCCGGCAAACACCTGTTCAATCTGCAATAACTTCGCATCAGTGTAGTGCATAGCGGTGAAGGCCATCCACAAGAAGAACCGCAAAATATCGTTTTCTTCGTCAGTCAGCTCAGCACTATTATACAAGCTAATTAACTTGTTTAATTCCTCTTCAGTGAGGAATATAATGCCCGGTTGAAGGTGTGGAGTTTTATAACCGATAAAGGGATCATTTTTTGCCAGCCCGGCGCGCATTGCGGCTTGATAGTGTACACGGATTGTGCAAATGTTTTTATGGACCGTAGCCGGACTATTACCCAAACAATCGCGCATGTAAACAGTGTATGCCCGTATAAATTCAGGTGTTATATCCTCAATAAGAAGGTCCGGGCGATATTGTTCGAGCTTTGCGATAACGCCGCTGTGGTGGCGTTGTGTTTCCCATTGATAACCGGCACGCAATACAGCTAAGTTGCGCCGTGCGAAATCAATAAAACTGCCTGTATCGGCAGGACGATGAAACAGAGTATTGAACTTCGTGGGTGAAATTGCCTCACCGGTAAGTCGTGCGCGCACGAGTATGTCGGTGATTTTCGCACGGGCATCAGCGATTAAAATATTTTTGTCGTAGGCATCTTGTGTGCGCCCCTTGACAAATTGTTTAATCGGATCCCATTCGGCTGCTTTTACAGCCACGTCGATGTTGATACGGATTTTTTGACGCTGATAGTTGATAACTGCATAGAGCGGAGCGCGACCGTCAAGCCGCTGCGCTTCATTTCTGCGCCTGATTGTGATTTTCGCCAT